TCACCTAGACGAAGATAAATTGAATCTGTATCAGATGCAATCACATAATCTTTGTTCTCTGTGTTAAGTAACTTATTCATCCAACCATTGATTTTGTTTTCAATCCAACGAATAGACAGTTGTCCAGCAGTTGTTACACCAAGAGCCATACGCAAGTCATAGAAACGAAAGTATTGTGAACCAAGTGCGCCATACGCAGAGTTAAGAGACACTTTTTTCGCTAATTGAATGTTATTATATTTTGCTATGCGCTTTTCAATCTCATATTTTTTGGATGGATTAGTTTCGTTTTCGTATTCTTGTTTTGCCTGCAACATCATCTTTTTGAATTTACTTCTATCAGTGTACATTTCTTCCATCATTGCTGGTAGAAACCCTTTAATGTCTGTGCGAAAGAATTGTCCATTAGGAGTCAAAGTAACATTTTTTAATTTTGATGTATCGATTTCTTTGTTAAGAAGTTTTTCGACAGTAACGCCAGAACTAATAATTTCACGCATCTCTGGTGTATAATCTTTTGGATCAATTAAACATTCTGGCGAAATTGAATATTGCATCATCAAATGGGGATACAAAGAATTCAAATCAAACGATGCAACCCAATCGTGTTTGCCAACTTGTGGTTCTTTGACATATGCGCCTTCAAATGCGGCATCTTTATCTTGTACCACGCGCGGAGGAACAATGATATTCTTTTCCAACAAATACGAATATGTCATTGCATCCCACATACGAGTTTGTGCAAACACATCTTCATAATTAGATTTTGTGTCGTATGCAAGAGTGATTGCCAGTTCTAACAACTTTAATTTGTCATCGAGTTTAAGAATGAGTTCAACGTCTTTGATGTTATACTCGATAAACTTTTGATAATTTAATTTGTACAGTTGGTGCAGGTTATCATATTCATCATATGATAGTTTACTTTCACCAAGTTCGACATTGACAATACTATCTAACTTATATGATTCTTGTGATTTGCCGCCAGGTGCATACCATTTGTATAGTTCAATATAGTCAAGAACAGCGACACCCATTGGTTCATAAAAAGTTTGTTGCCTGTTCATAATCATAGTTTTTCGTTCAGAAACAAAATTCCAAGGCGATAACTTTTTAGATTCACCTTCACCGAGAATCTTTTCAAAACGATTTACCAAATAAGGCAAGTCAAAGAATTTAATATTCCAACCAGTAATAACATCTGGACAATTGGCGCGCCAATCTTCTAGGAATCTTTTGCACAATGTCCATTCATCTTTACACAAAAGATATGTAACATTATCATCATAGTTGTTGTATTCGCCGCAGCCATAGACAAGAGTTTTGCCATTTACATATGTGATTGTAATTGCAGTAATAGGTTCAACTGCATCATAAGGGTCAGGAAAACCATTCTCTGACCCGACTTCGATATCGATAACAGCAATACTAACGTGGTCGATATCCCACTCAATCATGCCTTTATGTTGGTCTGCAATATATGCGTATTCAAAACGAGTATTGCCATAGATTTTTGATGCGCCAATTACACCTTCGAATTGTTTTATGTAATCTCTGGCGGAACGCAAATCGTCAAATGTCTTTTTCTCTAGAGGATACCCTTCTAGTGTTTTGAATTGCGTAGGTTTTTTAGTGGTAATAAAAAGTGAAGGAGAATAGTCAATCTTCTCCTTCATTCTTTTACCATTAAAGACGCCTCGATAAAAAATACTGTTACCGAGACTTTGTACATTAGTATAAAATTGCATCAAATAATCAATTGTTTTTGTGGTGTAATAATGCCTGATCCAAAGATTCTTTTATAATTTTCAACGTAGTTTTGCGCTGGTTCATATGAGTATACTACATTTTTCTTCGCAATGCAAATGGTCCTATCAACTTTTTGTTCACTATGAATAGGAAACGGAACAAAACCAATATTAGGTTGCCCTTGTGGAGTTGGAACCACAGCAATTGATAATGGGTTTAAGACAACATATTCCGTTTCAGATTCGGATTCAATTTCACCCATAACATCTTCATTTGTAGTGAGTTTTAATGCTAAAACATTCATTTATTTTTCCTTTTTGGTGGGCCCACTGTGAGTCGAACACAGCACCAACGGATTATGAGTCCGCTGCTCTAACCAACATGAGCTATAGGCCCTGTTAGTCTAAACTAGTTCGTAATCTTCTTTACCGCAACCACATTCTGGGCAAGTGAAATCATCGGGCAAATCTTCCCAACGTCCTTCAGTTTGTTCGTGATGTTGATGACCACAAACTATACAAACATAAAAATGTTCTTCATTCATAGTGCCTCCATTATTTTTTTATATGCATTAGCATGACGTTCTTCGACTTTCTTCAAAGCATTAAAACGCTTTTCTGCTTTCTTTAGAACTTCAATGAACTGCAATGCGTGTTCTTCAGATTCTTTAATTTGTTCTCTTGCAATTGCCAATGCTTTAACATCTTGTTCATGTTCAGCAATAGATTCAAACTGTGGATACATCTCGGTATATTCGTAAGTCTCACCAGCGATTGCCTTTTCAAGACATTCTTTAGTGCTTGGCTTACCGATTAACAATTCAAGATGACCCCATGCATGAAGCAACTCTTGATCTGCGGTGTGCCAAAAATGTTTTGCAACATCTTCGTACCCTTCTTCCATCGCAATCTTAGCGAAATATCGATACTTGATATGTGCCATTGACTCACCAGCCAATGCACTTTCAAGATTCTGTATTGTTGCTGACATAAAAACTCCTATTTGTTTGGTGCGGAAGGAGGGATTCGAACCCTCAAGCCTTTTTATGGCGGCGCATTTTAAGTGCGCTATGTATACCATTCCATCACTTCCGCTTTTTCTAACTATTGCCTCTTTTAAATCTAAATGTGTCAGTTTGTGAATGACAGTTTGGACATAAAATTTGCAAATTTGAAAGACGATGATTAGTTCTATCACCATCAATATGATCTAATTCACACTCCAATATTTTATCATTCCAAGATTCAATATTGCAGATTTCACATTTATTAATCTTTATCTTTTCTTTATATAAACGTTGTTTTAACTTATAAGTTTGATACTGTGGATGTAATCCATTTAAAATATCGTGTAATGAAATTTTACCATTACCGTCTTCTTTAGGTTTAGATATACCTTGACCACTTTGATTTGGCACATATAAATTATATTGTATTGCCTTTCTTTTAAAGGTAGAGAAATGTAGTTTTAATTTACTAGCGGCTTCAGACATACTAGACGATTCTTGAATTGCTTTTTCCAGATCTTCTTTACTGATAAACATGATAGACTCCTTTTCTAACATGTTTATTTATAAACATTTTATGTTCCACCACTACCGCGTTTAATTAATCAAATACGCCAATCACATCATCAATATGAACGCGATAAGTTTCTTCTTCAATCTTGTATGCTTTATTCCAATTAATTAAAAGTTCTTCACCAACTTTTACTGATTCATCTGCTGTTGCAATCACAACTGCGCGATCTGGATCCATTGAACTCTTTAAGATAATACCACCAGTAGAAACTTTTTCTGGTGCCTTGCGTTCAACGATTACATTTTTATTCAACGGAATATAAGCCATAAAACATCCTTTATAAAAACTGGAGCGGAGTGAGAGAATCGAACTCTCAACCGAAGATTGGAAATCTGCTGTTTTACCATTAAACTAACTCCGCATAACTAAGCTACTAAACTCTTCAATCTGTCTGCTGCATATGATGCCGCAAATGCATTTGGTTTGACCAAAGGAACAACATTACACATGCCTTTTATATATCCTATCGCTTCATTGATCACTATATTAGAATTATACACTTCATTTGGGTTAATGTCAAGATGTACTTCAATATCATTTTCAATTAATACCGATAATTGTAGGTACATTTCTGACACCTTATAAACTTCATTCATCAAACGCATTCTTGGTTTTTTGTTTGACTTATCGAAATCTTTTTCTCTGGTAACTTGACCAAAAATTTTACATCCGTTATTACCATTAATATGTACTACAACTGCTATAACATAATCTGCGTACCAAACACCTTTTACATTAACTCTTTCTGAATCGCAACCAAGATATATTTTTGTTTCCGGGTCACAATTCTCCACATATTCTTTAACTTTATTCAAATCGATTTTTTTATTATACATAAAAAGTTCCATATGTGG